TGTCTTGGACACATATATATTAATAAGCCTTTCTCCCATTTTATCCATAAGATCAGCGGCTTTTCTTAAATCATCTGATTCTCCAACTTCTCCTCCCCATACATTATGTATCATATAAAGTGAGTTTTCACTCATTATAACTTCATCAGCAGCTAATGCAACAACACTTGCCATAGATGCAGCTATACCCTCTATACGAGAAGTTACCTTTTGTGGTAATCTGTTTACAGCATCATAGATAGCCAAACCATCTATAACAGAACCACCTGGCGAATTTATTCTTAAAAGAACAGATTTATCTTGTGGAATAGATTTTATTTCATTAATAAAAGATTTGGCATCTACCCCATACATACCTATTTCATCGTAAATCATTACTTCAGCTAGGTTACTTTCAGCAATGTTTTTTATATTATACCAATTCATACAACAATATAACAACTAAGTTTTTGTACAGTTTGGAACTTTGTGGAATAAAGTTTATTAATTATAATTTGGATATTAAATTTATTGTTCGTTACATTGTAATACTAAACAATTAAAAAAATAAAATTATGAAAGGATTTGATTTTGAAACAAAACTAGCAAATTACAATGTTTCAGTTACCAATGGTGTTTTAAACACTAGCAATTTAGAGGGTGCATTTACTATTAAATGGGATTTTTATACAGAACTAAGAGATTGGGGTGTTAAAGATATAGGGGTGTATGCCACAAGTATTAAAGGGGTAGTATTTAAAAGTGATGATGAAGTAGAAGAAAGTGAAAGAATTGAGGTAAACTCTGAAGATAAAGGTTGGAAAATAACATCAGACACTTCTGAAATAAAATTCGGACATAGCATACAACCACAAGACATATGGGTTGATTTAAAACGTAAAGAATTTATTGTAAACTTTTAATTATGAGTGAAGAAAGAAAATTAGTAACCCCTTGCTGTAATGCAGGGTACGAAGATGATACTGTTAGTGCTTGTTGTGAAGCTAAAATATCAGAATCAGGTTTATGTTATGATTGCAAAGAACACGCAGAGCCTGAAGGCAATGTATGTGATGATTGTGGAGAATGGTGTGATGATATAGACTTAATAGAAGAAACTTTTGAATGTCGCTTTTGTGGAGAAGAATTGGATGAAGATAAATCGTATTGTTCTCAAGGTTGCCATAAAGCAGATAATACTGAAGGAGTATAATAATAACTAAATTAAATATATGGGAAAAATGAAAGAAGTGTTTGCTCTACACCAAAAAGAGCTAGATGATTTCAATAAATATTACTCACACTTATATGATATAGCGATTTCATTTGATAGAAAACAAGATTTCTATGATTTATATAAGAGTGCAATAACAATTAATAATAAAACAAAAAACAAAAAAAATGGAAAATAAAACTGCTGAAACTCAAAAAGATATATTAAGAAGATTATTTATAGCAAATAATTTAGTAAAAGAAGATGTATTTAAACATAAATTTTATACTATTATCACTAGACAAGGCATAGATAAGATTATGGCTGCAAATAAAATACAAATCAAGTATGTAACAGAAAAAATATCAGATGACCATAAGTATGTTATTATGAAAGGATTTGGTAAGATGGGAGATGAAATAATAGAAGATTATGGAGAATCATCTCCTGCAAATAATTCTAATGCATATCCTGTTGCTATGGCAATGAAAAGAGCTAAATCTAGAATTGTTTTATCATTAGCAGGTTTTTATGCACAAGGTTTTTTTGGAGAAGATGAAAGCGATGACTTCAAAAGGAGATAAAGATTGGATAGATGAGGTTTTAGAAGATGAGATATGTGGATTGTGGCAAGTTGGTATTATAGAGCAATTACTTATAACTTCTGGGGTAAATTATTTATATGAAAATATTGACTTTAATACATTAACAGCAAATGAAGCGGAGAATATCATCAAGGATTTACAGGAGAACAACTGCCCTAAAGATCCTAAAGAACAATATAAAATTATGCAAAGAAAAGGTGTTTTCAAATAAGCAACAAAAAATAAGAGCTGTAGAGAAAATTAATAGAGATTTTTTAAATGATATAATACCTATCAATTTTGATAATTATATTCCATTAAGTTATTATTATGAATTTTTAAATTTAATGCCATTAAATCTTTGGTGTAAGAATCCTACTTTTTATTGTAATTCAAGATTAACTTGTTGGGATGCTTTAGGTTTTTTAGGAGAAAAAATACACAAGTCTACCTTAAGAACAAAGTATTTAGAATTATGTTTTTCAAAATTAGATTTAAAAATAACTAAAGTGTTAGATAATGAAGAACCTTTATTTTATGGTTATAAAAATAATAAAGCAAGATTTTTGGCAGCTATAAAATATTTAGAAGAAAACCTTAAAGAAAGAGAATTAAAATTATTATTAATTAAATCAAAAAAATTAAGTGATGAAAGAAATATCTTTGAAGCCTAATGAAGAGGCAATTATACAAATAGTAGAACAAGTATCTAAAACAAATATAGATAAGATTAGAAGTCCATACAGAGGATCTGAAGTAACTTTACCAAGAAGCATATTAAGTATTATGTTAAGAGAAGGTGGTGTAACAGCTAAAAGAGTTGGAGAAATTATAAATAGACATCATGCTTCTATTTTAAAATACTCAAAGGATCACAAGTTTAACATCTTATCTTATCCTGAGTATAAAGATATGTATTTGAAAGTTCAGGAAGAACATGAAACAGGTTATAGAGGAGCTGAAGTAACTTTAATGCAACAGCAAATAAACGAATTACAATCTTCTATAAGATTAATAAAAAGAAGAATGATAAAAGCAGGACAAATTAAATTAAATAATAACTAAAAAAAAGCAAAATGTCAGAAAAAAAGTATGTAAATGGAATCATTATTAAAGAAAAAACTTTTGATAATGGTGGGACACAGCTTAAGATAAGTCTTAAGACTGATGAAGTAACTGCTCAATTAAAAGAGCTAAATGATAATGGTTGGGTAAATCTAATTATATCAAGAAGAAAAGAGCCTTCTGAAACAGGTATAACACATTATTCTTATGTAGATACTTGGAAACCAAAAAAAGCTAGTAGTGGCTCTAAAAACCTACTAGATAATAAAGATAACATGATGAATGGGGATGCAGATGATTTGCCATTCTAAATTATAAATTAGGGGGGAAGCCAACGACTGGCACTTTATAACAATATTAAATGTTTTTATTCCCCCCTTTTTTTTACTAAACAAAACTAAATGAAAGAGAACCCTAATTATTACGCTAATCTACCTGCTGATGTAAGATATAGTGATGCCATAAATCCTATGGAAAAATTGTTATACGCTGAAATAACTTGTCTATCAAATTTTAAAGGTTATTGTTGGGCTACAAATAAATATTTTGGTAAATTATTTAAAAGAAATCCTAACAGCATAAGCAGAAATTTATCCAAACTAGCATTATATGGATTTATTAAAATAAAAATGATAAGAACAAAGGATAATAATGTAGAAACTAGAATAATAACTCTAGTAAATACCCCTTCACAAAAAAGTATACCCCCCCTTAACAAAAAGGTTAATAATAATACTAATAAAGAAAAGATTATACTTTTTGAAGAATTTTGGAACAATTATAACTTTAAGAAAAGTAGAAAATTATGTTATGATAAATTTATGAAATTAAGTCTAAAAATTTGTAAGAAATGTGTAGTTGCAGCAAAGCTTTATTCAGACTCTATAACTGATATAAAGTTTAAAAAACATCCAGGAACTTGGTTAAATCAAGGTTGTTGGGATGATGATATAACAGGTAATAATCAACAAGGCTTTACAGGAGGAGGCTTTGATAATTTTGTATTTTAATGGGATTTTATGAATATGGCATAATAATTAAAAAAAGTTCTGGACAAGTAAAAACTAAATGTCCAAAATGTTCTGATGATAGAAAAAAGAAATCAGATCCTTGTTTGTCTGTAAATATAGATAATGGCATTTGGAATTGTCATAATTGTGGATGGAAAGGAGGTTTAAAAAAGAATAATTATATGGAAGAGAAAACTTATGTAGTACCAAAAGAAGTAAATGTAAATCAAGTATATTCTGAAAAGTTTATAAAATGGTTTTCTGACAGAGGCATAAGTTCAAAAACTCTTATATCAAATAGAATTGCAGAAGGTATAGAATATATGCCACAATTAGGTAGAGAAGCTAAGACAATAAATTTTAAATACTTTAGAGATTCTCAATTAATTAATATTAAATATAGAGATGGAGCTAAGAATTTTAAACTAGTAAAAGATGCCGAAAGAATTATGTATGGGCTAGATGATTTGCTAGGGAAAAAAGAAGTAATTATTGTAGAAGGCGAAATGGATAAATTAGCTTTTTATGAAGCAGGTTTTAAAAATTGTGTTTCTGTTCCTAATGGAGCAAGTAACTTAAAAATGGAGTATTTAAAAGATTTATCTGAAAATTTGGATAAAGTATATTTAGCTGTAGACAATGATGAACCAGGTAGGAAATTGCAAGATGAACTATCAAGAAGAATTGGAAGGGATATATGTTTAAGGGTTTCATATCCTAATGACTGCAAAGATATTAATGATGTATTAATTAAACATGGAAAGGAAAGTGTAGCAAAATGTCTAGATGAATCACTAAATTATCCATTAGAAGGCGTGTTAAATGTAAATGATTTTAATATAGATATTGATTCACTATATGAAACAGGATTAGAAAGAGGTTGTAGTGTTAAACATAGTACATTTGATAGATTGTTTAGTTTTGCTCCATCACAATTAACTGTAGTAACAGGAATACCAACTCATGGTAAAAGTAATTTTTTAGAACATTTAGCTATAAGACTATCTTCTTTACATGGATGGAAGTTTGGAGTTTTTAGCCCTGAACATTATCCTATGCAATTACACTTTTCTGTGTTAGCTGAAAAATTAATTGGAAAGTCATTTAGAAAAATTACAAGATATAATAGGATGACTAAAAATGAATTACATTTAGCTAAAGGTTTTATAAAAGAGCATTATCATTGGATTAGACCTAATGGAGATGTATATACTATTGATTCTATATTAAAGACGGCAAAAGCATTAATAAGAAGGCATGGTATAAACGCATTAATTATTGATCCTTACAATAAAATTGATGCTAATATAGGAACTCAAAATGAAACTAATTTTATAAATAAATTTTTAACAAAACTTACAATATTTAAACAAAAATATGATATACATATATTTTTAGTTGCTCATCCAAGAAAGATGAGTAAAAAAGATAATGGAGAATACGAAATTCCTAGTCTTTATGATATAGCGGGTTCTGCAAATTTTTACAATCAAGTTGATAATGGTTTTACTGTATATAGAGATTACAAAAATCAACTTACAAAAGTGTTAGTTCAAAAAGTTAAATTTAGACATATTGGAGAAATTGGAGAGGCTCAGTTTAAATATAATCTACAAAATGGTAGATATAGTGAAGTAGGAGAACACTTAGATAATGATAGCTACATGATTAACAATCAAAAATCTATGTTATAATTTGGATATTAAATAAATTAGTTGTTACATTGTAATATGACTTGCGAACCTTTTATATTAATAACAGTATGTATTTCTTTAGGATTTGCATTGGGAACAATTTTTATAGTTTATCAAACGCATAATGAAATAAAAATGTTAGAAGAAGAGTTAGATTATTTTAGAACAAGATACCATGAGTTGTTAAATAATTGGAAAAATAAATATACTGATGATTAAAATAGGAACATTTTTTAGTGGCATAGGAAGTCCAGAACAAGCATTAATAAATTTAGATGTAGAGCATGAGGTTACTTTTGCTTGTGAAATAGACAAGTATGCAAGAGAAACATATTTAAAGAATTTCAATCCTAAAAATATGTATGAAGATATAACTAAATTAGATATGAAAGATTTAGATCCTGTAGATTTATTAGTTTTTGGATTTCCTTGTCAAGCATTTAGTTTAGCAGGTAGAAGAGGGGGGTTTGATGACACAAGAGGTACTTTGTTTTATGATGCCCTAAGATATTTAATAGAACATAAACCTAAATATTTTATAGGAGAAAATGTAAAAGGTTTACTAAGTCATGATAATGGAAAAACTTTTAGAACTATTATAGATTGTTTGGCAAAAACAGAAAACAACCAATTTTCTTTAATGCAATTTGATAATTTAGGTTATCATATACATTATCAAGTAATGAATACAAGAGATTATGGAGTGCCACAAAATAGAGAAAGAATATTTATTGTAGGAATTAGAGATGATGAAGATAATGATTTTAGATTTCCTAAAAATATACCTTTAAAACTTAAATTAAAAGATATTCTAGAGGATAATGTAGATGAAAAATATTTTTTAAGTCAAAGAATGGTAGATGGTATTAATAAAAGTAATTTTAGAGAAAGACAACCTATGAGTACAGAAGGTGTTTGTAAAACTTTAAAAGTAGGAGGAGATACTCCTTGCTTTAAAGATGAAAGAGTGCGAGTTCATAGTTTACATCCAAGAACAAGTAAAACAGGTAAGGGGGGTTCAGGAAGGCTACAGAAAGAAGATGGAACATCATATTGTTTAGACACAGCTAATTCACAAGCAATAGAAGTAAAAAGTGGTGCTTTAAGGACATTTCCAAGAACTAGTAATCCTGATAAAGATAGAGAAGATGGTAGAAGTAAAAGATTAGAGCTAAGATCAGATGATGTTGCTAATTCTATAACAACTCATGAATGTGATAGTTTAGTGTATGGGCATAAAAATACTTCTAATATAAGAAAATTAACACCTATAGAATCTGAAAGACTACAAGGATTTCCTGATAACTTTACTAATGGAGTTAGTGATACTCAAAGGTATAAACAATTAGGTAATACAATAACTGTAGATGTAGTGCAATCCGTTATTAAAAATTTAATATAAAATGGGTAAACCAATATATAGAGTTCTTGTTGAATATCAATATAGAAATAAAGGTAAAGGCAACTATATAAAGACACAAATTAAAAGCGATACGATTGATACTTTTGCATTGTCTAAAAATAAAGATGAAATATTTGAACATATAAAATTTAAAATTTTAAGGCAAATAAAAGCGAAAGATGAAAATGTAAATATTAAAATAACTAACATTAAAATACTAGGACAACATGGCGAAACAAACTATTAAAAGCGAATATTATTGGGAAAAAGACAGAAATTTCCCTCAAAATTCTTGTGTAAACCCAAAAATGAAAATGACAAAAGAAGAATTAGGTTTAATTAATAATAACGATAGAAAAAAAATTCCTATATATACAGGAGTTTTAAAATACTTTCCGGATGCCATTAAAGAAATAGCAAAGTGTAGTTATGCTGGGCAGTTTCAACATAATCCAAACAAACCTCTTCATTGGGATCGTAAAAAAAGTGGAGATGAACTAGATGCTTTAACTAGGCATTTAATGGATGCAGGTACTTTTGATAGTGATGGAGTTAGACATTCTGCAAAGGTGGCCTGGAGAGCTTTAGCTTATTTACAAAAGGAACTAGAAAAAGAAATAAAAAATAGGAATTGCAAATGTTAAAATTTATATGTTGGCTTTTTGGATTTGGATATAAAAATAAATTAGATGAAAATTTAAAAAAATATGAAAAGAAAAGAAAATGAATCCTACGAGGATTATAAGAATAGAAGGAAAGAAGAAAATAAAAAAACTAAAAGAAGATTGAAGGGGATAAAAGTTTGGCCAGGAGATTGGGGTACTTATGATTCTAATATACATGGAGCTGTAGAAACTAGATTAAAATCATTAATGGAAAAAATGAAAAATAAAAATGAGTGAAGAAAGATTAAGATGTTATCATTGCAAAGATGAAATGAAAGGTTGTAAGTGTAGAATGAGAAAGGCTAGTGATGGTAATTTAGTTCATGGCACTTGTTTAAATCAATATAATCGTAAATTAGAAATTTTAAAAAAAGAAAAAGATGACAAAAAATAATATCAGAGTCTTTGTGGACCTAGAAGTTACAGGCAACGCAAAAGGAGGTTTGTTTGTAAAAAACGATTTAAAAGACATTATAATAAGAATAGAACAGGATAACACACAAAGAGTTGTAGGGATAGTGTATGATGGAACTAAAAACTTAGAAATTTTAACAAAACCTGTAGAGGATTTAAATAAATTAGATATTTTAAAAGGTATAAAGTCAAATGATTAGATACCCACTAACAGGAATGGCAAAGCCTAGAATGACTAAGGCTGACACTTGGAAGAAAAGACCTATAGTTTTAAAGTATTGGGAATATAAAGATAGTATTAAAAATTGGGCTTTTCAAAATAATTTTAGATTAGGAAATGAAATTTATTGCATTTTTCATATACCTATGCCAAAGTCTTGGAGTTTAAAAAAGAAACAGCAAATGAACTATCAGGATCATCAACAAAGGCCAGATATAGATAATTTACTAAAAGGGTTAATGGATGCCTTGTTAGAAGAAGATTCCCACATACATACTGTTTATGCAAGAAAAATATGGTCTGAACAAGGTTGTATAGAGTTTTATAAAAAAACTAATCTTTTACTCTCTTAATATTATAATCTTTTTCCCCCTTATATCTTTGTTTATAGATTATATTTCTGCATTGTTTTTCAGTAATATCATGCCTAATAGAAATATCAATAAAAGTATTTCCTATATGCCCTTCGTTCATAACTATAAACTTATCAAAATCTTGAAACATCATAAAGTTTCTTAATGATTTAGGAGGTATAATCCCATTTTCAATTAAATGATATACCAAATCTTTTACTGTAAAATCTTTACCCCATCTTGATTCTGATTGACTTCTAATTATTTCTAAAAAGTCATCAATAACATCTTTTTGATTCGCCATCTACTTCCATAATTTTTTTGGGCAATCTATAAAAGATTCATCTATTTTAGTTTTTACTTTTAGGAAACAACCACATTCCCCGCATTTTTCTAAAACTTTCATTTTTAAAGGATCTTTATAAGAACCACATTTATTACTTCTGCATATTTTCATACGCTTTTCATAAACTTTTTTAGGAGCAAAGTTTAATCCTTCTCCTATTACTAATTTCCAAAACAATTTTTTTAAATCTTCCATGTTCAAATTTGATAAATAATTATTAAAATATACTAGATTGTCCTTCTATGATATTAACAACTGATTGTGAACTGCTAATATCAGATTCAGTTACAAACACTTGTTGTGAATTTATAGAGCTACTTATTAAGCCTGCAATATCATTTGCAGTCCAACTTCCTTTTGCATTATCCATAGTAGAACGCATACCAGGAGTTAGCCCTCCTTGTGCAAATTTCTTGCCATAGCCATTATATGAGTTCATAGCAGAAAGTTGAGGTCTAAACATTGCTGTACTTTTTTTGTTAATAACAGCTTCTCCCCCTTCTAACTCTACTACTCTACCTCCTGTTTTAAATTTAACTCCACCTCTTTCATGACTATTACCATATACCATTCCTCCAGATGCAAATTTTTCTAATGTTCCTTCATTATTGTTGCTAGGTGTAATCCCTCCAAACTTACCTACAAATTGTCTAGAAGCTATAGCACCAATTTGAGCAGCTACTAATGCAGAAGTTAATGGCACAGCAGCTATAGCTCCAATACCTGTTTGTGCAGTTACTTTAGTTATAGCTAACGCACCATTTATTGTTGCCATAACTAAATCATTAGCTTTCTTTAAAACAAATTGTTTTCTTGCAATTTCTCTTAAATCAGCAGCTTTTTGTTCTTCTAAAGCTCTCATCTTCATGTCTTGTTTCTTTTGCATACCTACTGTATCTAATCCTGCTTTTTCTGCAATTTCTAATTCTCTAGAAAACTTATCTTCTTGTACTTGTATAGACTTATCAGCTTCTGCTGTTACTCTTTGTGATTCTGCTTCTGCTCTATTAGCAGAAAAATCCATAATTACTCCAGCTATTTGAGAATAAACATCTTTTATTTTGTTTAATCTATCATCTTGGAGTTTATTCATATCTTCACTAAACTTTTTTTCATTTTCTAATATAGCAAGTTTACCTTCAGCTTCAGTCATAACACCAGCTTTAACTTTCATTTTAATTATATTAGTTTGTGTTACAGAATCTTCAGCTAATTGTCTTTGTCTTTCTTCATTGTTTCTAAATATAGATAAAGCACCTTCATCTTCCATTTCAAACTTTCTATCATTAAATTCAGATGTGGCATCTAAATTTCTTTGAAAATTATTAGCACTTTGTATATCTATAAGTCTTTGTTTTTCATCTCCTAATGCAAGTTGTATATCTTTATTTGTATTATATCTTCTCGTTTCTTCTTGATGCATTGCAACTAACATACTTTCTCTTCTCAATATACCTTCTGCAGTAGATTCGTTTAATCTTGCCCAACCTGCTGCATCAAGATTTTTTAATACATCATATTTATTTTTATTAGTTTCTATAAATTTTTTGTTTAATTTATCTTGATTTGAAGCAGTTCCATCTTGATATGATTTTATGCTTTTTAAATTAGTGTCTATTAATTTTAATTCTTTTTTATACTTATTTATTTTAGCTTGGAAATTATTTTCAATTTCCATTTTTTCTCTTTCATTAACTTCTACTATAGAGTCAGTTTGTAGCTTTAAAAGTTCTTTAATCCTGTCTTTTGTTGAATTAAGTCTATGAACACTAATAGCGGATTTTGTACTTGCTTTACCAGACTTTATTAAAGCAGTGTCCATTTTTTGTAGTTTTTTCCTAAGTTCTTGCACTTGTATTCCTACTAAATTTAATGCTTCTGCCTCTTTAATGTGTTGTGGTATAGCACCGCCTTGTGTTTCTTTAAATGCCTCTAAATCTCTTCTTGCTTGTGTTCTTACACTACTTCTATTGCTATCTAGTCTACTTCTAATTTCAGCATATTTAAGTTGTGCATCTAAGCTATCTTTTTCAGCTTGTGCTTCATCAATTTCTGCAAGTTGTTTTTTCTTAGCTTTATTTAAAAACCTATTTATTTCTTCTTGCGACATTTTTGCTCTTTCAGTATTAGATAATTTTCCTATAGCTCTAAAATCTTCTAAATCTTTTAAATAACCATCACTAAGTTTTTTTCTGTATGTTTCTTCTTCTCTTGTGTCTAATTTTCTAAACACATGATTAGATTGTTGTTTTTTAGCAATTAAATCTTGTAAGAGTTTTATTTCTTTTAATAAAGCTTTTTCTTCCCCTTTAGTTTTCTTTTCTCTTTCTTTAATTTCTGCCTCTATTTCTAGCAAACGTAATTTAGATTGTGCTACAGCAGTAATATTTCTTCTACGATCCTCATCATTCATGTTTTTTGTAGATTCTATATACGCTTCAATAGTTAGCTTTCTTTTTCTAAGACTTTTTGTTTCTGCTTCTTCTTGCTCAAAAGCTAAATCTATCAATGCTCTTTTTGCGGCTATTTCGCCTCTTTCAGTTTTAGTATCTTTTATTAATTTTTGTATAGCAACTAAATCTTTGTTACTAGCAATTTCTGCATCTATAAAACCTATTAATTCAGGATATTCTTGTTTTAGTTTTCTTAAAAGATTTACTCTTTCATTATCATTTTCATTTAATTCCATTACACTCTCTATATCTTTATCAAATGATCGGTGTAATCTATCCATTTGCATAACTGCCTCATCTGTTTCTTCTCCAAGAGTCATCATATATCCTATTAGAGTTCCTATTGCTATAGCTAAAACTCCAACACCTGTACTTGCAATAGCTACTTTTAATCCTTTCATGGCAGTAGAAGCAGAATATGTGCCTGTAACTAATCCTCTCATAGAAACAGCTAAAAGCCTTACTCCTTTAGCCATTCCCTTAAAACTAAAAGTTTGTGATAAAGTCATAGCTTTAAGTGCAGCTAAACGAAGAGTAGCCATTCCTAAGATAGCAACTAAAGTATTAAAAGCAAGTTTTATTGTAAACATTGCTCCTTTACTATTAGTTAAAGCTTGAATCCATAATGTCAAACTATCTATTGATCCTCTCAAACTATTATTAAACATTTCTCCAATAGCAATTCCTAATCCTTCTGTTGCTGACTTTAATAATGTAAAATCTCCTTCTAAATTATCTAATCTAATAGCCGCCATTCTTGTAACTGCTCCCTCTGCATTATTTAAAGTGTCTAAGCTTCCTTCTAATCCCTCAATATTACCTATTAATGTTAAGAACGCTGGTGCAGAACGCTTATCTAAAAGCTCTGTAGCCTCTGTAAGCCCAAAAGACTCCTCTTTCATACCTCTAAGTGCTTCAATAAATTGAGGCAGTCCTTGCACTGTTTTACCAAGTTTTTTATTTAATGTAGAGTTTGCATCTCCTAACCTCAACATTATATTTTTTAAAGCATTACCCGCAATAGAACCATGAAGTCCATTGTCTGCAAGTTGTGCCAACATAGCAGAAGTTTCTTCTAAAGTAAATCCAGCGGCTTTGGCCACAGGAGCTACGAATTTCATAGATTGTTGAAATCTCTCTAAATTTAAAGCAGAACTTGTAAAAGAAGCACCCATAACATCAACTACAGTTCCTGTATCTCTAGCATCTAATCCAAAGGCTCTAATTACAGCTCCTGCAGTTTCAGCAGATGACTTTAATGATTCTCCTGTTGCAGCCGCTAAATCTATTGTTCCTGCTTGAGCTTGTACTATTTCATCAGCTGTAAAACCTAATCTAGCATACTCTTCTTGTAGTTGAGCTACTTGTGTTGCTGTAAACACTGTTGTTCTACCTAATTGCTCTGCTGATTTTTTTAATTTATTAAATTCTTCATCTGTCGCACCTGAAATAGCTTTTACAGCAGCCATTTGAGATTCAAAATCAGAAAAAGAAGTAATAACTCCTCTAATACCACCTATGATGGCCCTAAAAGCAAAAGCAGAAGCTATGGCAATACTTGCAGACTTAAAAATAGCAACCATTCTATTACCCTGTGTGTTCAGCATCCTAGCTTGAGTGTTAGTTTTCTTTAAGGCAGTAGTGTTTTTATTTAATGCTGTTTGCATTTGCCCTAACTTTTTAGATGTAGCATTATAACCAGCAGTATTTGCTTTTAATCTTAAAAGAGTTGCGTTTGCTTTTTCTAATTCGCTATTTAATCTTAATAATTGAGTTAAATCTGCTTGAAAATTATATATAGTAGTTGCCATTTTATTTGTTTTTCTTTAAGTAAACTTTTTTTATACTTGTTTCTGTTGTACCATCTTCTTTTGTATTTTCTTCTGTAAATACTAAATCATGAACCACTCCATCTTCTTCTTCTACTATTAAAGAACCACCTTGTACTTGCATTTCTCCACAAGAATCTATTGAAAAAGCAGTGTGTCTATCTTCATTGCTAGTTCCAATTCCTACAGAAAATATTGCATTTGGAGTTTCTTCATTATAGCTTCCTACTACTGTTTGACTATTATTAGCTATTATGCCATCTCCTATTGCTATTCCAGAACCTTTAGTTACATTATTTTTGTTTGTTATTTTCTTTAAAGATTTTCTAGCTGTATTATCTTCTCTTTCTATAGTTCCAAAAGGAATATGTTTTGTTCCTGTTCCTTTATTAGTTTTTATATTTCCATATTGTACTTTATCTTTATATTCTATTAACTCTACGGTTGTTAAAACCTCTTGATTAGGCTTATAATCAGTTATTTTATTAATTGTCCAATATGTAGTAACATTATCTATTTCTAATTTTATAATATCTTTGTAATCAAAAGAAGCTATATCGTTTTGATTTAGATTCATTTTACAAGTTCTTAATGCAGCTCCACCATTCATTTTATTATATGCTGTTTTCCAATATTTAGAAAACAAACCTGGACTTACATTTCCTAACCCATCATCATAATCTCCCCATGATAAGCAATAAGGATCAATACTATTTCCTTTTTTATAGCCATCAATCCAATCCATAAATGGATATGAATTTTGTATTTGATTATTGCTTTCAAAGAAACCCCAATTTCTACATGAAGTTACAGAAGGTTGTGTTTTATCTCCAGAACCATCAGCCTTTACCCCATTAAGTAAGCTATAATAATTTACAACTCTTAATTCAGAAGATGGGAACATATTAAAATCAGGTCTATCATCAAAATCTCCATTTATTCTACCTCCTTCTCCCATCCATATTACAGGCATTAATGGATTGTTAGTTACAGAACCTCCAGATGAAGTCCAAGTCATATCTCCCCACCCATAAGAATTAGGAGCAAAAGGATGACTAGGTCCATGTTGTCCAGGATTAGATTGTGTTCCATAATTATTAAATCTCCAAGTAGCAGAAAAAACTTCTGTTCCTAAAAACATTTCTTCTTTTCTAAATTTTTCTTCATTAGTTTGCGTGTGAGATTTGTAAATATCATAATTATTGTTTTCTCTCCATTCATATAAAGACTCTAACCCCTCATCTCCACTATCTTGATTATATTTCCATGTAACTTTTTTAGCTAGTTCTTCTATAATAAATTTATCATTCCAACTTGTTTGGTCTAACTTTTCAGTCCAATCTAAAACTTTTCCTGAACCAAAAAAATCATCATAAGGTTCGCACTCAACTATTTTAGTTTGATTATTACTTGTCCATTGTAAATTAAACATTTCTGTAAAACCTTTTATATAATCTATTTGCTTAGTTCCACATTTTAAAACTTCTTCAAAGTTTGTAAATTGTGCTGGTGCTGTTGTACCAGCATCTGGATAACATAATATTTCTAAATTTTCTACATCTTGCCAACAAGCAAAAATTGAGCTAGAATTTGTTCCTGTTATTTTATAAGAAATAATATCTCCAGCATTTAAGTTTTTTTGAACAGGCATATCAAAAACAGATAACACATCTTGTGTTGTTTGATGTTGCACAGGCTGTCCACCTTGATAAAACAGTGTTTGTCCATTTAGCAAACAAGTTGCCTTTATTTCTGATCCTGCACTTGCTAAATTATGAGAAGTTCTTATACCTCCTTTAAAATTAATTTGATATTGGCCAGTAAAAGGAACTACATATCCATAAGTAGATGATCCACCCCAAGTATTAGTACCTATACCTGTTACTAAGCTATTTACATCTGTTGTTACATTTAAAACAGGGTACCAGGTTCTACCATAACCACCTGCAGGAATTTTACCTCCAGATTGATAATTACCTAAACAAGCATGAGAGCCTGGAAGAGAGGCATGAGCTACATTGTTACCTGAATCTCCAGTCAAAAGTGCAGGATCGGTTTGATAGTAATTAGCTCCTGAACCAAAAGGATGTACTAATAAAGATGCTGTTATGCTATTCCAAAAATCACTTTTTAAAGTATATCCAGCTTGTCTAAATATTTTTTGTACTACTTTTTTAGCATAAACTACAGGATGAAAATCATATAAATCTCTTGAATATTTATGTTGACTTGTATTAATTGAAAATCTATGCCAATCTCCATAATTAGCTATTCCCCAAAAATAATCTTCTGATTGTTTTGCTCCTGAACCCATGACTCCTGCTCTGTCAAAATCATAAGGTTTGTTTTGACTCCAACTATTAATTATATTTTCTCTGTTTTTTAATTCAGGAACTCTAGGTGCTATAGAAATATCACAAAGCTCTCTATCTCCTATAGCTTGACTCCAATCTATAGTGTCTTCTATTATATGGCATTTGTAGTAACCTCCTTTACCTGTTACGCCTTGTTCAATACGCATTAAACCTGTAAAAACTATAACTCCATTACTTTTGATTCTAGCTTTCTCCCAACTTATTTTTTGCCTTTGAACTCCAACAGCTAACATATTGCCTAATATAGTTTCATTGTTATGACTAGCAGGAATATTAAAAGTTTTACTATAGCCTGCAGTTCTTTTAGATATGTCGTGTAAATCAGAAGCTTGAAAAGTTAATGATAATGGAACTTTGTTGCTTTCCATAACATCTATTTTTTCCCAATTATAATTATCTACTTCGTAATCAAATGAACCTCCATAAACATCTCTTATAGTTGTAGTAACATCTGGCTCCATTTTTTTTAGCTTAATAGAATTTATTACTATTGAATGATTACCTGAAGAACCTACTTTTTCTGCATCTAATACTTTTATAGAACCATTTGCAAAATAATAATGAGCAGAAGAAAAAGCACCACTTGGAAAACTATTAGTCATCCATACCTTACCACTATTTGAGCCATCAGAAGCACCTCCCCAAATATTTGTTTTAGTTAAAGAAGTTAAACAATATGTATATATTCCTGGAGCTGTTATTGGTTGGCGTGGTGTTGTATTAACTACTCCTGTAGATGATGGAGATTCAAATACAGTTATTTGTGAGTTTACACATGATGCTACATCTATTTCTATTTCGTAATAATCAACATTACCTTCAAAATCTTTTGAACGCAACCCTAATTCTCCTATAGTATCATAAACACTATGATGGTTTTTTTGTCCTGATTCTCCTTCGTATGATAATATTCTTGTTTTATCTTCAGCATCAAAATTCCAAGATAAGTTATTACCTTTAGAGTTCCAATTACCACTATGTTGATATGCTGACACATACCATTCATAAGTATCAGAGCCAAAGTTGTTTAAATTAGGAACATCTTGTATTAATTGTGAAAGTTGCTCTCCACCTGTGCCTTTTACAATAAGTTTTGAATCATCTCCTGTTAAACCAGAAACTATATCAAAAACTAATGTTGAATTTTTTAGTTCTTGACTACTAAGCATATTAGTTTGGTCCAAAAAATACAAACTTCTTCCTTGCGAGTGTTCATCATTAGGCATTGCATTGTCTGGAGTATATAGTCCTGGAATACCACTAAAATTCATACCAGCATTACCACTCCATTGAAATTGTGGAGAACTTCCTACTATACCAGATGTATCTACGTTATATAAATTACGAGTACCCATACCTGTAATACAATTACTACTACTTTGTGTTAACCCTAAACCAACTCCATCACATAGTTTTGTTTCTAGATCAGCTTGTGTTATTTTTATTTGAATCCATAATTTATCTCCACTTTGTAGAGTAATATTACTATCCCCTAAAGGAGATTGTTGCGTGTTAGCATCTATAACTCCAAAATTAGATGAAGCACTACCATTGGTAACATTACATGGTGCGTTATAGTTTGTTCCTAAAACATTTGGAGTACCATTTGAATTTAATTTTTCATAACTTTGATAGCTATTTGTATTTGCTTTATAATGTCTTAATCTTAATCTAAAGCTAATATTATTTGCATTATAACTTCCAGGCGTTACTCCATTTGTATAAACTTCAGTAGAAAAACTAACTTTTAAATTATCATAAGGTGCTGTAAAATGATTTCCTGTAGGATTTCCTGATACAGTGCTATCTACAAAATTAAAATAATTAGATAAATTTAAAGTGTTGTTAGGATATGAACATGGATTTTGAAATTTTATTGTTTTCCACCCATGTGCTTGGCTATATACTTCAGATGTGTCTACATCATTAGCAAAAAACACACCTCCAGAAGTAGATACACCTCCACTTAAATCTAATATTAATAATTTATTTCCTCCAGGATTAAATCTATTAGAAGCATCAGTTTGTAAAGAACAACCTATATTAGCATTACCAATTCCTGTGAAACCACTATAACCACTACCACTATAATAATTATGTTTATATGGCAAGTTAGGAGCTTGATCAGTATTACCAACATCTATACACCCATTAAAAGTAACTTCGCTAGTAGTTCCAACTACTTCTTGATAAGTTTGTGTTGTGCTACCAGACTTTTCTCCTAGTTCTATTATTGTTGTGTTTGGGTGTATATTATTGCTCATTATCCTCTTTGTTGTGTTCTAGAATTTGCCAATGTATATTTAAACTCTATATAATTTACATTATTTTCTGTATTATATATTTCATAACTACCAGGCACTATTTGTACTGCTACTAATTGATACTGTTCTTCTTTTGCTATATCTTTTATTTTTACTTCTACCCAAACTAAAGGACTTGCTATAAGCTCTTGCAACCAAATAGCTTCTTTATTACTTATAGGCTGTGATATTACACTATGAGTATCTTCTCTATTTACCCAAAGCTCTTTTTTACCTCTTAATCCTCTAAATGCTGTTGGATTGTATTTTTCATATCTTGTAGATTTAATAGATATTGATTTGCTTTCTGTTCCATAGCAATTAAAAAAATCATAACCTCCTAATGAGTTTTTAAAATGAAATCTTGTTCTTTTACAAGCATCTACTCCTTTATTATTATCTCTATCTGTATAAGCAACTTTCATCCATCTTGTTTCTGGATTTCCATCTTCATCAAAACCTCCCCATTGATTAGATGAACTAAAAAGCCCTCCAGATAATGCAACAATATATATTTCACTAGCAATCAAATTGCCTGAAGCATCAACAATTAAATTAGAAGCTACACCATTTTGATTTAAAATAAATTGTTCTAACTGTATTGGATGTAAAGGAATTTTATGCATATTTTCAGTATTACTAGGATAAGATATTTGAACAAATCCACCATTTGTTACAAAACCTGTAGTTCCATTTCTTACAAAGTAAATCATAGAATTATAACCATTTCTTCCATTAAGATAATATAAAGAAGGAGTCATGTTATCACTAATATCTATAGAAACACCATAATTTGTTGGATGTTTCTGTGTAAAGTCTAATTGTCCACTATCATAAGTATTACTTGATTGATATGGCATATTGGTTAATGGCTTACAAGTTGCTGTACCACCATTATTATAATTTTCTCCCAATACATATCTATCTAAATAGTGATATTGCGATATATCTGAATTTTCTTGTTCATTAGTTGTAGTGTCTGTTGATATAAATGAAGAAGACTCTACAGAATCGCCTAAATCATCAAAAAGCAACCCTTGTGCTGTATTACTATATCTTACAGGCCATATAACTAGCTTAAATTTAGAAGTTTCAAAATATCCAGGAATTATAAAATTTAAAAATGATAAAATAACTCCCGTACCTGATCCTATATAAGAACGAGTATATTCCATTACATTAAATTCATAAGTATTGTTTTCGTTTTTGTATGCATTTATTAAAACACCTGTACTGCTATATGAATTACTTCCATTTAGTGCTACTAATAATTCTGCTCTTAAAAAAGAAACATCTGAGTCATTGCAGGATAGACTGCATACTATAGGTCTATAAGCCGCATAAAACTTTCTATAAAAATCTTTTATAAATAGTGGTTTTGCCATTTTGTTATATTGTTAAATTTAATTTAGCCATTGTGTCTGCTTGTATCGCTAAAATAGTATCTTGTGTTAATATTTCATTTATTTTATCATCTATCTTTTCTTTAACCTCATCCATCCATCCAGGATGTTTTACACCAGAGTTATTTGCTTTTTGTGTTTTAGCAATAGCAAAAGCTGCCTTTAATCCTTTTTTATAATTACCACCATAAAACTTTTTAGCTGCCCAAATAGCTAATTGAGTTATATATTGACTATCTGTATAATTACCTCCCTTACCTCTAAATGGCACATCAGTATATCCATCATTTAGAATTAATCCCTCTTCAAATGACTCTAAAGTTAAATTTGCAAGTCCATTATTTTCTTTTATTTGAAATGTTATGCTATCACTTAACAAACCAAAAGTGTTCATAGGAGAATTACCTTTTCTACGAACAGTTAGTCTTTTTTTAGCAATTCTTTCAGCAGCTTGTCCTGATCTTTGTACTAATTTTAATATGTTAGATAATCTACCCATATTAAGGATTTACTGTTTCATCATCTGGAAAAGAAGGTGGAAAAGTAAACTCATCATCACAAGGCTCACAAGGATCAAAGTCATCTTCAAAAAATCCAAAGCAAGGATCTGATGAACTACCTCCACAAGGATCAGTAAATCCTGCTAACACAACTTGTATTGTAAATTGGCATTGTAATGTAACAAGATTATCATTAAATGTTCCTTTATCTCTTGATATTCTTATTAAATTTTTTGGAATAGCTTCTTTACATCCTCCTCCTCCTGAAATACCTAAAGCACAACAAGAAATAAAATTCCAAAACTTTATTTCTAAGTCTGTCATAATTAAATGAACATCATTTAATGTTTGTACCCCTGAAGTATTACTTTTATTATCAGGTCTAGCTAAAACTATATCAAAATTCCAAGTTTCTAACTTACCAGATACAAGTGTTGAGGTTGGGTAACTTGCATTAAGATGATCATAGCAAATATTATGATTATTGTTGATATTTGTGTGAGGACCAAATTGAAAGCTACAAAATCCTGCAGATTCTGCACATTCTTTCATTGTGTCTATAATTTTTGTTAAAGTATATTCCATATTAGCTAGTTTTCTTGTTTAAATCATTTAATTTCTCTTCATACGAATTACAAGCAGATTTCCAAGATAAATATGTAAATATCTCATATAACTCTGTAATTAACACACTTTCCACAGCACTTAGATTGTCTTTTGTAAAAATTCCATCTTTAGCTACATCATAAAGAGAATTTAACCAACCATAACCATCTATTGTGCCTTTTGTTGCAATTTTTGACTTTCCTTCTCCTCCTTCTCCGTTGAGATTAGGAAATTTAGTGTCAATTTCTGTTCTAACTTGCTCAAAAAAAAACCGACATCCCAAATAGTTGCCATGTCAAGTTTTTCAAACTTCTTAGCCCTTTCATCTATAAGGGCATCATTTAATTTTTCCTCTTCTCCTTCTTTTTTACATAAAATAGCAATTTGTCTAGGCAATATTTCTATAATACCATTATCTAACATATTTGCTTGTAATTCTAACTGTTCAGCCTCAATAAATCTACCAAAACTACTTTTAGCCATTAAATCTTTAGGTAAATAAAACTTTTCATCGCCTATAGTAAAAGAATCTATATTTATTGGAGTATATTTTTCTCCAACCCAACTTAGCTTACTCATAATGTCATTTGCAACATCTAAATCCATCATGCTTATTTCATCTTCTGAAACGCCTAACCAAAAAGACAAAACTTTAGTATTTTGCTTTAAATCATTTAAAGTTTGTTGATATTCATTATCAGTTTCATCTTCTTTATTAGAAGCTAATTTATCTGATAACCTTACGAAAGCTAAAAACTTTCCATAAGTACATTCTTCCCATGAAGATGGAAATGTTACTTTATTGTCGTTTAAAATATATGATTCCATTAGTTTAAATTTATTTTATATTCTTTTTCTGTAAATGGATGTATTAATATGCTTTCATTTAATTCATCTAACACATCTAAAGTCAAAGATAATAGTTTTTCTTCACAATAATATACATCTTCATTTTGATTTAATTGTAAATTAGCCAAATAACCCTTTGTGGCCCAATATAAATTGTTAGGCAAAGATACAAACCAATCTCTACGATTAACTAATCCTTCTGAAACATATTTGCTTAATCCATTGTGATAATCTATAACATTTAAGACTAAAACTTCATATCCAACATAATCTTCGTTAAAAAAAGTAGAAGAGTCCATTAAATTTTGAACTTTAGTTAAATAATCATTTATTATAACAGAATGTCTGTTATTTAAAAAATATATTTCTTCTTTGTACGACATCTTACAATATAACAAATAACCTTTGGAACTTTATGGAACAAAAAGTTAGTTTTTTACCTCCAAGCCATAATTCGCTTGTTATTTTTAAACATATATCTCATTCTCATCATTAAAGCATCTGCAAAATCAGGAGAATGTCCTAATACAGCTTTCATTTCTTTTTTTGATAAAATAGCGAGTTTATTATCATTATCCATGTTTTTTCTTCTTATAACCTCTAATTCTTCTATAATTTTGTTTCTTAAATCAGTATCATTACATTTTATCCAAACATTACCTACATTTATCTGTTCAGCTAACTTATAATAACATTGTGTTTTTAAGTTTTGATAATTTTCTTTATTAAGAGGTTTTGAATTATTTACAAAAGGTTGGACTCCTTTCATGTAATGTGAGAGATATTGCCCTACTCCATCACTATCAATTATGATGTTTTTCTGTGGTATTTTGTGCGTATCTGCCAAGTTTCTTATCAATTTCTCCACATTATCAGCAGATGTCTTGTCTTTTGTTACTATTTCCTCAACTATTAACCCATTCCACACACAAATAACCAATTTATCACTACCTAATAAGGCAATATCACAAGAAAGATACTTTTCAGAGTTATCTGAAGTAACTTTTGAGTTAGTAAACACATCTAAAACAGCTTCATAGTCAAATAGTCTATCTTCTCCTGAATCATACTCCCAATTACCATGTAAAAGCCTTTCCCTTGAAACAGGATCAAGTTTTTTTAGTTGTTCTTCGTAAAATTCTGAAATATGAGGGTTGTCAACTAATTTTGCTTGTACAAACTTTTTATGTGTTGGCAAAGTTTCATCTCTATTTTGTTTATAGAAGTCATAAACCCAATTTTTTGATGGATTACAACTCATTAACACTTTTGGGCGTAAATTATATTCTGCAAGTTTAAATCTTATCCTAGAAGCCACTACATTTTTTGCTTTTTCAGTACATTGGTTCACTTCATCAATAAATGCACCAGAAATTTCCAATGAACCAAGTGAATCAAAGTTTGGATCAGCAGGATATTGAAATAAGTCTTTTAAAAGAATTGTACTGCCATTTTGGAACTCTATGACATTACTTTGGGCATTAAATTTATAAGTTTCTCCTTTTTTAACTCCCCAATCACTACAAACCATAAAAAAAGAATTTAAAGTAGTTTCTTTTAATGTTTTTAGTGTAGCTCTACCCATTAACCATCTAGTTCCTGGAAAACGAAGGCAAGAATATAAAAGCCATGCAGCTCCAAAATAAGATTTACCTCCACCAGCACTTCCTCCAAATAAAATTTCGGATGTAGTGTCATCATGTAAATATTCCCAAGCTAGATGTTGCTTTTTTGTTGGTTTAAAATTTATTTCCAAATTGCTTTAACAAGACTATATGCTGGTTGTAAAATTAGCTTTTGTAAAATTATATATGCCAATACAGATGGCAAAACACAAATTATACAAGATATTGCGAACACATATTCTAATGGGCCTGCATCTTTAGACTTAAAAAGCCCACCTATTGATTTAATTATTTTTTTCATTACATATTATTTATTAAAGTTAGCCAAGCTGAATTTGAAATGCCTGGTATTTTATTTACATACACACCTCCTTCTTGTTTTAAAAGAAAATCACTTTTAAGTGTTTCGTGTTCTGTTGAAACTGATGTATCTCCACCAGCACCTAAATTAATATCCCCAAAAGCATCTGCATTAGGTATAACATTACTAATTTGTATAGATTTTACTAAATCATAATAATTTACTCTTTCAGAATAGCTATTAGAAGTGCTAGATGGAGAATAGTTTTTACCTGCAGTTCTTGCACCTTCTAAAAATGTACCTCCTAAACTAAATCCTTTTTCTAATACTTTTAATTCTGATAATGTTATATCAGCTACTAATAATGTTTCTACTCTTTTGTTAGAAGTTGTGCCTGACTCTGTAAATACATCAAGGTACATATTGAAAGTAGCTTCTTCTGTTTGTTGTATCTTAATATTAGCATCTGGCCTAACAACTAAAGAGTTTTTATCGTTAGACAAAACATCTTTACCATCTTCTGAGTGTTTGCTTACCGAACCTAGTCTTTGTGTTCTTTTTTGTATATCTTGATCCTTAGTTATTATTCTTAATCTATCTTTGGCAACACCTAGAGATTCCTTACCTTTTATAATAGGAGATGTAGCCTCTGCTCTTAAAATTACTGTCTTTGTATTAAATTTTGTCATGTTTTTTTATTTCTAAAGTTTCCATATTATGTTATTTATTTTTATTATACTTGCACTTATAATTTAACTTAATAATTAAAGATATAAACCTTTAACAAAAGTTATTTTCTTTTGTTTAAGCGATGATTAGCACATACTATGTTTTGTCAGAAGGACTCTCATAATTAAATACAAAACTATCTCCACCACTAGTTAAATCAACCCTATCAACAACTATACCTTTCATCTTTGCAACATCTTGCAATAACAATCTGCATAAATTCAAATCTCCAGACTTATATGACTTACTATATAAATCTTGTAACATGATTTGATGCTTATCAATCTCATACTCTCTTTCCTCTGAAAATTGCTCTGCAAAACTTTCTAATGCTTTTTTATAATAAATACTAGCCATCCTTCTTTTAATACCCCAATGAGCCTCACAATATTCCATTATATCTGTATACCTTATACCTCTCAATATTAGCTTTACCACTTCAGTCGTTCTTTTATAACTCACAAGACTTGTTGCCTTACCTGAACTCTTATTTAAGTCCAAATCACTTGGATTATATTTTGAAACTACTGTGCTAATAATTTTCTCATCTTCTTTTTTTTGCAATAGCTTGGCATTTCTTTTGTCAGCCCTTTCTTGATCCCTTTTATTCATATTGTAAAGTTACATTATTTATGCACAATATAACAAATAATAAATAATATAGTTTGGAACAAAAATATATATTATGCAGTTGGTGTAATAAAAGTTCAAAATCCGAAAATCTAGTGTGAATATTAGACTACCCCTAAATCACCCCCCAATTACGTAAATCAAAACACTAATTTTTTGAGCCTCAAAGTTTTAAAATATTTTAATTTTTTTTAAATTTTTTTACAATTTTTTTTTTTGATCCTCCAGTTTTTGGACGTTTTTTGATTTTTTTTTGTGTCATCTTGCACCATATCCAAATTAAAATAAGGCTTTTTTAATGTCTTTTTTTGTTGCAATTAGTGTAAAACAACTTTTAAAGATGTAAGACATAGAGCCATAAACAAACGCCCACACCACGCCACGCCACCACACCACCAACCAACGCCACCACCACACTACACAAAGCAAAGAAGCCCAATATCAACGCTTTAATATTAACGCCATATTGAGCCAATACAAACAACAACCAACCAACCCCCCACTCACACCAAACAACCCCCCCCAACGCTTTAAAATGAGCCAAAAAAAAACCCCAAATTAATGGGGCTTTATTTAATGAGCTTTGTTTGTTATTCTACTATAAAGGGGGGAGCGTTTGCCTCTAATAGATAAACTTTAAAGCCTTTAAAATGCTCTAATATATATTTATGAATATCTAGCCTTGTTTGGGCTTCATTCTCTATATAAGTTAATATATTAAATGAGGTTTGAGCCTCTCCCACATCTACACCACCTACAAAGCCAATACTTATAAAATAAGGGTTTTGCGTTAGGGTGTTATTTAAATAATCTTTTAAGGCGTTTATTTTGTTTTGTGCTTTTGGCGTTCTTGCTTCTCTATTATACAAGATTTTATACTCTAATTTCATTTTATTTATTTTTAATTATTAATTGGTTTAATTTTATTTTAGTGATATATTAACCCCACTTTTTTGTTATTCGTTATGGCTAATAAATCATTATTGGATGCGTTGATATATCCACTTTTTATCAAATCATTTAAAGCGTTAGCTCCTTTGAAGATTCTAGCGTGGCGATGTTTTGAAGTATCAATTTTTTTGTCAAGTTTCCCCCCCTCGCTAAATATTATTTTGACATTTTTAGGAAGTTGCAACCCCTCAAAAAAAGACACGCTTTTTGTGTAGGCGTAAAATATAACGTTTGTATTTTCTTTTGCTATTGTTAGCCATTTATCCAAATACTCTTTTGAATAAAAATCGCCACTATCGTGAATGCGAATATAATTAGCTTTTTTGCGTTTTACTTCTTTACTCATTAGCTCAACGAAATTGGCACCCCTTGAGATATTATATTTATTTTCAAGAGATTTGAAAACGTTTGGAAATCTTTTGTAGTTTCCTTTTTGAGCGTAGCAAAATTTGATACATTCCTTAGCAAAAGGGCAAACTAATTTCCCTTTACTAGTTTTATATGCACTAATAGAGAAATTATATATTTTTGTGTTATTCTCTAAAGATGTCTTTTTTAATTTTGTGTTTTGTGTTAATAGCATAGTAAAATATTAAAGGTTAATAAAATATAATATTATCGCAATAGGCAAAGAAGCTAAATAAATAATATTAAATAAATTGATAAGTGTGCTTTTTTTTGTTTCTTGTTTCATTTTGTTTTTTTTAAATTAATTAAGTTTTGATTGGTTGCAATATATAAAAATTTAACAAATCAAAGTTTTTTTATCTTGTTTTTTTAAATAGTTTTTTGTTATATGTTATTAACTCAAAAAATCAAATTATTTTTTTGGCTTTCTTGAGATCTAAATCGCAACAAAAAAAACCACGAAAAAAAGAGGAGAGAAAGAGGTTGCGAATCCATATAAAAGAATATCAAGCGTACATTTGAAGATAAGTAGAAAAACAAAA